ATCCCGGCTGACACCGGTTGCCAATCATCGGCCTCGGCCATCACTGGACTTCCTTGCCATTGAGGTCGTAGACCTTCCCGGTCGCCGGATCGCGGTACTGCTTGCGGCTCGGACTGAATTGCCAGTTAGTCGGCGGTGCGAACTTGTTCTCGACGCCGATGTTGGTGATCTCTCCTTTGCCAGGCCCGGTAATGTTCCTGTTTTCCCGATACTCTTTGAGAATGGTATCGAGCGCATTTTTCTGCGAATATCTCTTAAGGTTTTTGGGGTCCCCGAAGTAGAAAGGAGAACGCGGATCATATACGAGTTGTGGGTCATCGCCTTTAGCACGCAGCAATTCCTCCTGCCGCTCGGCCTCCTTTATGGCGATGGATTGGACGCCCGTGCCCGGGATCAATCCCGGTGTAAGCTCATGATCCTTGAAAAATCCCGCGCGCGCCTTCGCAAGGGACTCGCCAGACGCCGACTTGGCTTGCATGAAGACCTTCTCCAGCCAATCGTGATCGCTTCGCTTGAGCACACCTTGGCTGCCATCCGAAGGAGCGTACATCTCGTGAATTTGACTAGGACTCGTGATCTTATTTGGGTTGCCCTCTGGCAGGTTCATGCGACGGAATAAATCCTCGGTCGCCCGCTCCGAAACCTTCGCCAACGGCTCTGGCATCCCCTCTCGACGGAGGATCGCAATGGCCCTCTTCTTGGCGGCTACCGACATATCGCTCTTCGCAATTTGCTCCTCTGTGATGACTTTCTCGCCTTCAACGATGGTTGACCTCAGCGCCGCATCTTCGCCCGCCTCATCAATCTGCCTTTGATGATCAGTAACCATCCGAGCAGCGCGCACGCGGTCCTGCGTAATCTCCTTGATCGTATCGAGCGCCACGGCCCGGTTTTCGACGCGCTGGGTTGATGGGATGGATTGATCATCAAAATTGGCATCGACCGCAGCCTGCGCCTTCTCGACGCCGCCATCTGGGTCGTTGAGGATTTTCCTGATGCCGGCCGCGAACAACGAAGCGCCGACCTGCTGATCGAACTGCTTGAGCTTGAGCGCGGTCTCGCCCGCGGGCGCGCCGAGGATCGGGTTGTCCGAGCGCTCGTGAAATGTGCGCACGATCCTGTTGGTGAGACGGTTGAACTCCTGTTGCCCCGCCGGCGTGTCCAGGCCGCCGGTCTTGATGAGGTTTTGAAGATCGACCGTGTCGCCCGTGATCATCGCGGCGGTGTTGTGGTCGAAGTCGCGCCTGATCTTCGCCTGCTGCTGCGCGAGTATGCTGTTGAACTGTTGCGTGGTGATCCCGTCGATCGACCGGCTGAGTTCGACGCCGACTTCCCGTCCGGCGCCCTTCGCGATCTTGGCGACATAATCCTTCCGGAAAGCATCGGCCGCTCTCAGGTACGCGTCCGGGTCATACTGATGTTGTCTCGCAATTACGAGGTCCGCGCGCCGTGCCTCGCCGGCGCTTTGCGCAAATGCCGACCATTTCACCGCGCGGCTAAAGTCTTCCGCCGCCGGCCCGACGATCGGCAGCTTCTCGACCTTCATGTTTCCATCGGCATCGCGCGTGACGGCTTGGATGCCGGCCTCGCGCGCGAGCGGCTTGGCGACCGCTTCGGATTCCTTGCCCGCGCTTTCGAGGAGGGATGAAATCTCGGTATAAGGCTGCGCCACTTGCGCCGCGCTAACCGGAGACGTAGGCGCCCGTACCTGCGGTATATCGTTCTTGATCTGCGGGAGATCGACCATCAGGCTGCACCTAAACCCTTCCCCACACCGCCGGCGATCTTCACGGCCGCATCCAGGTAGCCCATCTTCACGGCGTAGTCGCCGGCCTCGCGCAGATAGGTCGCACCGGCTTCATCCGCGGATGCCTGTTCGCGAAGCGAGCCTACTGCCGCCATCCGCTGCCGATCCGAAATCTTCGTATTGTAATCGCGCAGCGCCACCGTCGTCGGCGAGGTCGGGTCGATGTGAACCGCGGCCCGGATGGCATCGATGTTGCCGAGCGTCGTGTTTAGGTTCTCACGGTAGGTCACGTCGGTGAGGGCAGCTTGGGTTCGTCCGAGCTCGGCGGCGCGCGTGGCACGGTCGGCCTGAAACTCATCGGCCGCCTGCGTGCCATATCCCTTCGCAATCGACCCCGCTGCCGCAAAGCCAAGCGATGCGATCGATAGTCCAGATGCCGCGCCGCCTGCACCGCCTGCTGCTTCGCCCATGGCTACACCGTCACCCTGGTTGCGATTTCTAGCACCTTGATAGGGCCGGGCGTGTCCTTGACCACAGCCCAGCGCGGGTCATCGTAGCGACCGATTGGTGTGTCGTGATAGCTTTGCTCACGCTGCGCCGGCGGTTGGGTGGCATCTTCGCCCTGGTTCCACGCCGACCATCGTCGCGTTGCCATTACCGTTCCCGGAACGGGAAGATTGGGGCCGGATTGCCCACTGTAATACGTGACCATCGCGAAGCCTGTTGAATTCCCCACATACACTTGCACCTTCTCGATCATTCGCGGGTCCATGCGCTGTGATATGTCCTGACCCGCCTGCACCGGCGGAATGAACGGTTCGAGCGTGGCTGTCCATGCGATCCCGGCGACCAATGTCGGAGCGGTCAAATCCTCGCCGCCGTTGAACTGCGGAATGATGAAGCCATCGGCGTCGATCTGGTACGTGCCCATCATCCGCGTGCTGTGGTCCATCAAGTCCACGGCGCCATTGGGAAGCCACCACAGCGGTCCTTTGCCGCCAGGAGGCGTCAGCGCGGCCGGGATGGCATTCACCAACACGCCGGCGTCGAGATAGAGCGTATTATCGAGACGCTCGACGATCGAAACGGCCCCGATTGCGTTGGGCGCGTATTGGGTCGTAAACACCATGCTCGACCCGAGCGCCGCGGCCCACTTCACTGAAGCCGAAGCGCCTCCGGTCCATGGCAACCAGCCGACAACGCCCTGGATGTTGACCTGACCGTCTACGGTTTGCAGCCTGCCGACAACGAGGGTGCCATCTACGTTGAGCACGTAGATGTAGCGTTCGGCAAAGCCGCCACCGGGCGAGGTGGGCGCCGCGATAGCGAACGGGCCATTGAACAAATGCGTGCGCTGCTCGGTGAGGTCGCGGGTTGTATAGGGCCGATTGGTGGCACCCACGGGCACGACCGCCATCACCTGATTGAGGCCCGCGGTGAGATAGAGAATGAGGTCTTGGACGATGCGCGGCTGCACGTTAGCGCAAACGTCACCCGAGACGCGCTGGAAGCCAACAGAACCGGGCTTCAGAGGATTGGTCGCCGAGATTGCGATGTACCATATACCTTTGTCGGTGAAGACGAACTCAGACGATTCCGCTCCCGGTACGGTATCAAAGACCTGGCATTTCTCCGGCGCCAACTCGAAAATCGCATTGTCGGGCTGTGCATCAACATAAAGATCATTCGGCAATCCGATCGCCGACCATCCGATGCCGCGCGGGATGCTCGGGAAATTGCAGAAGCCGAGACGGTTTTGATCGGAGAACACCGACGCGGGCCAGCCGCGCAATGCGTTCATTACCTCATCGTCCCAAATTGTCATCGGCTGTGGATTGCCGATCACGCTCTGCGATGAGAGTACAACAGTTCCAGCGACGCCAACAACAACTTCGGGATTTAGAAATGCAAAAATTCCAAACACATTAGTAGTCGTTTGCGAGGTGATCAGTTGTACGGTCATCGAGCCCGGCGCAGGAAACGCAGTGATGATCCCCTTAGCATTCGTGGTAAGTCCTTGAACCTCGTCCCCAATCGCGAAAATAGTCGCCGGGTCTGGCGCCCCGCCCAAAACCTGAGAGCCTGTCAGCGACTCTTGTACGGTTGCGGTGGCGCTAATCGCAGATGCGACCGCGGTAATCAATAGCTGCCGGCCGATATAGCGCATGCGGGTGCCGATGTGCGCCACTGTCAAGTTCATCCCCGCGGAGAACGTGAGCGTAACCGAGCCAGTACGCGCGGACGGCTGCATGGTGACGCCGAGCGGCGAAAGGCGAGAGAAGAACGTCCGCTTCTGATTGCCTGGAGTGACAGTCTCGGCATAAAGCGCGGTGCTCCATGTGGCTACGCCATCCCAGGTCAATACGAGCGGTTGGACGCCGAGACAGGTGATGTAGATTGACAGGCCGATAACGGCCCACCGCACAGACCGATTGCTTGATAGATTCCAGGGCATGCCGGCCTGACTAAAGACCAATGCGCCGTTCGCGTCATAGACGTGCAAAGTGAGATTTCCGAATGCGAGGAAGAACGTGACCCCCGGCGCCATGGTCACTTCCTCGACCCGGCCGGTTTCGAGGAACAGCGCGCGGCGGCCGGGGCGGTTGCTCAAGCCCTTGCTATTGAGGATGCGCCAATTGCTCATTTGGCGCGCGCCCGCCTTCATCAAAGGATTGGTGTCGTCGCGCTTAACCTCTGGATCGACCTCACCGGCAGAGAAATCGCGCTGCGAGGTGGTGGCACTGAGAGTCGCCATGATGCATCACTACCCTGGCCAGCCACCACCGCCCCAATAATCGGTGAAGCGCCCGCGGCGCGCGGAGGTTATGCGTGAATTGAAAAGCCGGCGTTTTGGCCTCTGTTGGGCATACTTAGTTCGGGCGCGCTGTGCAGTATTCTCAGCCTTCAGCCATATTTTGTCGGCCTCGTCATTGTTCTTCTCAAGACCGCGATAGACCCCCGACAATACGAATTCGCGCAGCGCTTGGACGAACAATGGTGTGCCGCTCTGCGCATCGCTCGCGGCTCCATCAACGCTGGCATACCTGATAGTGCAGACATCCGCGCTACCCCGAAGATTCAACAACAGCATCGGCACCGGGTTGGGGTCTCCGACAAGTTGGATGTCCCAATTGGTGATGAATTGTGAGAACTGCGTATTGGTCCCCTGCTTCACCCAAACCAGATGGAGCAAATCCTGTGGCAGCGGATAAGCTGTGTCCCAATCGGTGTCGATCGGCGCAGTCGGCGAACGCGTCAAGGTGGCCACCTTGGTGCCGAAGCCCCAGCCATAATCTTCGAGCAGCACGCTTATGGCGGCTTCGTAAGCCGCTGAGGCGACGTTCCACTCGGCCGAGCCATCGTCAGCTACGGCGACCGTGTTGTTCCTGGTCGCCAGGAGCGCCGAGTTGATTATGTCGATTTTCGAGGCCGGCCACTGCATAGGCATGGCGCGAAGGTGCCCGCCGTAAAAAATCCTGGCAACGCACTAACGGCATTTCAAAAAGCCTTCAATGCAACACCAGCCGACCCCCAAGTCGCAGAGGTTAACGAGTAAGTCAAATTTGTACTTGCTCCTGCCGCCGTCGTCCAGTTCGCCGCCTTCGCGCTGATGACCCCGCCGTTATCTTTGCCAATATCCGTACCATTCCCTGTGCTAAAGCTCGTTCCTACCTCATGCGCAGCAACAACAGCTTGTCCGCTAACACTCGTCACTGTTACGGTCGCGGTCGCGGAGTTCCCGGTGTTTGGCGTAAAATTGAGAAACGTACCGACTGGATCAACGCCAACAAACGAAACACCCGCCGCATCGGAGCCTGCCGATCCTGTCCAGTTTGCCGCTAAAGTATGCGAGCCAGTATTTGGAGCAACAAGTCCGAAAAGATAAATATCTGAGTTAATGCCGACATGACCTAAATTCGTCATTGGCGCGCTATCGAACGTGACGGTAATCCCACTCACTGTCCCCGGAACGTTGTTGGCAAAAAAGATTATTACAACCAGGGCACGATTCGTTGTCCCATTCGAGCCGCTTCCAATGTTGATAAAATTCGTCAACGAAAATGACGTAGTCGAAGCAGCGTCAAAAGGAGCGCGAACCGTGTCAAATAAGACGGTCCCACCACCACCACCACCGACCGGGCGCGATCCCTTACCTGCCCCTAGCGTGGGCAGTTGCGCCTGCGCAAGGCACGTTAACCCTGCCAGAAGCAGGGCGAATCCGAGCGCGAGACCCTTGCCCACAGTGGTCACTACTTATCCGCTGGGACAGCCGTCAGGGCTTCTCTTGCCGCCCTCGTCGCTGCGGCCCTATCGAGAGACGGCCTCGGATCGTTTGTAACCAATGCATCCTCCGGCAAAGTCGCGCTGGTCATGCCCGAGCCGGTGTCCCACTGAACCACCACCTCTTGGACCCCGCTTCCCCCGATCGTAGGCTTGGAAGTTACCGTCATGGCGCGTCCACCGGACTTTATGTACACGACATCGCCAATTTCGAGAGCGAGCGTTGATGTTGGCAGCATCAGCATCAGTAGCGTGAGCATCTTTTTCATGGCTAGACTCCCTTGTATCCTGAGCACGAAGCCTTCGTGTTGCTCCCAGTCGTGACGTTGGCGATGAACAGCGCCGTTGCCGTTGTAGGCTGGCGTAACGGTGTTGGAAACGTCAGTGTAGCTCCGCCGAATGCCGGTGCGGCAGGAATCACATATAGCGTCGTCCCTCCAGAGCCGTCCTGAAGGATCATGTCCGTCCCAACCGTCGCGTGCGAGTTCGACACCGTGCATTGAGTGATGTAGTTGCGCAGGCCGGCCGCGGGAGCGGCGACCAATGATGTGCTGGTCGTCCCGGTCATCGCCGACGTGATTGTCCCCGAGACGAAGTTTTCGGGATTGGAATATGGCAGCACGATGAGCTTGCCGACGAGATCGGCGACAAGCTGAACCTGCCGCGCGGTTGTGACAGCGCTGTTTTCGGAAGAGACAGCCTGGGCGCCCAGGTTTACTGGGTTGGAGTTGATTGCGACGTTGGTCGCGACCGTACCACCGATCGACTGGGAACCAGCGACACCGCCATTAAGAATCGTCGTACCGGCGATCTGGGCGATGTTGGTCGACAGGTTTGTCGCGGTGACCGTTACAGTTCCAGGATTGACCCGCAACCCGCCCGCGGTGTCGCATGACAGCGGGTCGGTCTGAGCGGTCGTATAAGTCGGAGCCGCCGTGGTAACGGCGCACTGAGCCAACGGCCCAGTCTGTCCAGCGGTCGTCGATGCAATTGCAACGGAACTGGCCCAGCCCGTTGGAAGGGTATTGTCGTTGGCGATAGCGACGCGCTGCGCACCTGTACCGCTAGCTCCATTTCCCATCAACGGCGTGACACCGTTAATCTGCGAGACGTTCGTCGACAGGTTTGTCGCCGTCACTGGGAATGTCCCGCCACTGCCCGTAACGAGCCATGCCGTTGAGTTGGCGGTGTTCCCCGGTTGAACAGTCCATGTCCCAGACTGGGTCGCGGCCACCGTCCCGCTGACCGGGACGGCCGACTGGTTGCTCGCGATGACGACCGGCGCCGAATTCGCCATCGTCGCCTGTCCGTTAGCATTGGCGTTGACGACAGTCGTGCGCAAGCTGCCGGCAACATCGCAGGAGAGCGGATCGGTCTGCGCCGTTGTGTAGGTTGGAGCCGCCGTGGTGACCGCGCACTGCACGAGCGGTCCGGTCTGACCCGCTGTGGTCGACGCTATCGCAACCGAACTCGCCCACCCAGTCGGCAGCGTATTGTCGTTGGCAACGGTGACACGCAGTGCCCCGGTGCCGGTCGCACCGTTGCCCATCAAGGGGGTTATGCCATTAATCTGCGCAACGTTCTCTGGCTGGGTTGTTGTGCCGGTCGGATCGGTCCTGACCGGAGCGCCCGCCGTGCCAACCTCGGCGCCCGCTGCATTTCGCAGATTGACGAAGCCTGCCCGGTTAGCGGTCATCTGCCACAGGCCCTGCTGACCATTGGTCAGGGCATTGTTGGTGGCCGTCGTTTGGAAGAACCCACCGCTACCGGCAAAGAGGGATGTGCCAGCGGTAAATGCCGCCTCGTCGGCGGTGCTGACACCAGAGCCGCTGCAATTCGCGCACTGAACGTTTAAGTTCCCCGAGGTCCCCGACAAGGCGACCATATTGCCGCCCTGCGTCATGCCGACCGCGGTGCCCGTCGCCGGGAAAGCGGCGCCGAACGTAGACGAGGTCCCCCCCGACCCTGCTCCAGCGGCGAGGTTGACCTTCAGGTTGCCGGCGTTATCGAGCTGCAACGGAGATGCGTTGCCAGACGTGATGGTAGTTGGCGTCGTATTAAACTGGCCGCCAATAAGGTAAGAATTAGCAGGCGACGTTGCATTCTGTCCGGCGAAGTCGAGAACGGCGCCGCCATTTCCAAGGTTCCGGACGGTCCCGATCACCTTGGTGGTTTCGGCCGACAACGTCGCGGCAGCGACCCAAGGCGAGGTCCCCTGATTGACCGTCCCTATGACCTTGGTGGTTTCGGCCGAGAGCGTTGCATTGACGGAGAACGGGGTGTTGTCGGAAGCGATAGTGACACGCGGGGAGCCGGTTCCGGTACTCCCGTTACCCATCAAGGGGGTAATGCCGTTGATCTGGTTGACATTCGTCGAGAGGTTCGTCGCGGTCACTGGGAACGTGCCGCCGGTTCCAGTGACCAGCCACGCCGTCGTGTTGGCCGTATTCCCTGGCTGGACCGTCCAAGTCCCCGATTGCGTTGCCCCAAACGAGGTATTCCCGATCGACCCGCCAGCCTGGAATGGCGTGCCGAGCGTCGTATTGATCGTTGTCAGACGCTGATTGTTCCGCTGCGTCAGAGCGTTCAGATTACATGAGCCGTTATCGGTTGCGCAGGCAGTAGAACCGGGAGCGCCGAGGTCGGCATTGGTCGTCGCCAAAGTGGCGTCCAAAGCCAGCGCCGATGTATTAAGGTTGGTCCCTGCATTGGCGGTCACAGACCCGGTAACAGCGACCGTTCCAGAGACCGGCTGTGTCACCGCCGACCCATCGATTTTGAGTGCGCCTGCCGCACTGACCGTCGCGCACTGCGTTGCCGGCGCAGTCAGGTCGCACAGGACCCACTTGGCATAATGGACAGTGGCCTGGACGGCCGAGCCAAAAGTGGTCCCAGCGCCCTGCGTCGCAGTATAGTCGGCGACGGCGGCCGCAACTCCGATCCCGATAAGCGCGGTGAAAGCTAGAAGAAACCGTTTCATTAAAGTCCTCCGAACACGCCCTGTGTGCATCCGGTCGTCAGATCAATAACGCCAGTCCCGCATGGCGGGATCGGCGGGATTGCTATCGCCTGGCCGTTGCTGATGCCGTCAAATCCCCACATCCCAATGGTCCCGGCGGGGTTCCAGATGCCATCCCCGCGGGCCGCAACGGACAGCATGAGGAAGATTGCGATGAGGACGAGCTTATTGAGTATCGACATAGAGCGTGTTCCCCGTCGTCGCGCATGTTGCTTGGATCGCATCTGCGGGAACGTAGGGGAAATAGCGGGTGTATGATCCGCCTGGGAGCAATAGGATTGACGTTCCCTTAGCTGCGACGGCCGCGCCGACATATACCCAGCAGTTGTCGGTTGCGTTGTTGTTTTGGATTGTCAACGAACGGCGCGTTACCGGTAGAGCCGGAACCGCGGTGAGGACCGTCTGAAACGTATTCCCGGTCGTGATGGAGACGGACCCGTTTACGGTCAGGGCCGCGGTCTGTGCAAAAGAAGGCGCGGCCCAAGCGAGGGCCGCGAGTAGCGCTAGTCCAGGGAGGACCCGTCGCATATGAACATTGTTATTTCTTCGGCTCAACTTTGGCGGCCTTCTCGGCGGCGGCCTTGTCCGCCGCGGCCTTCTCGGCGGCGGCGCGTTCGGCCAGCGCTGCCGCGCTCGGGCGACCCACGGGATTGGGGCGGCGAGCATCCGGGTCAAGCTGCGGCGGCGGACTTTTCAGCAGCGCCCTAGCAGCGGCGACCTTCTCGTCTTCCTCGCGCTGCTTGCGCTCTTTCTCATCGGCGGCGCGCACGAGTTCGGCGGCCTGTGCCCGCGACCTGGCATCCTCGTCAAGCTCCCGCCTCTCGGCCTGGGTCGGGACCACCGGCTCCGGAGGAGGTGGAGGCGGCGGCAACCCGGCAGCTTTGGCGTCCTCGACCGCCTTTTTGTAGTCGGCCTGCATTTTGGCGCGATAGTTATCGCGAGCGGAGTCTGAGAAGGGCTCCCAGGACCATTCCTGGGGATGCAATGCGACAGCCGACTCGGCGTCCACCACATACATTTCTGTGGCGCCCCTCTCGACGTGATAGGCCCGTTTCATCATGGAATCGGCCATCGGTTAGCCCTCCTCGATTAGAAATCGGTCCCGCCCATTGTGACCCAGGACGTGACAGTGACCGAAGGCGTCGTTCCGGACGCGACCAGATAGCAGCGCAGGTAGCGGTAGACGATGCACTGCATCAGGTTGGTGAACGGGATTTGGAGGATCGTGCCGGCGACGCCGGCCCGCGGGATCGTCGGCGTAGCTCCCCAGATCGTAGCGACCGTGCGCAGTGCCGCGGTGGCGGCGAAGTTATGGGTAGCCAACTGCTCGACGTTGCCGTTGCCGAATGCCGCATCGTTCGATGCGACGAGGTGAAACGTGTAGACTTCATCGACCGACGAGAAGTCAACGGCGGTGATATCAAGCACCCACATGCCGTTGGTGCGGCCGGCGCCGGACGATGGGTTTGAGCCCCCGAGATCGACCTGACCGGAGTTCAGGTTGTTCAGGTAGCCGGTCGCCACGAGCGTCTGCGCCGCCGTGAACGCGGTTTGCGCATCGAACGGCGTCGCATAGAACGGGACTTGCGAGGGGACCAAGTTGGCGGTCAGGGCCATTGGAATCTCCTATTCGATGCGGTTCCCGCGCTTTACGCGACGATGGTGGCGGCTGTGAGCGAGGTCAGGCGGGCGACGGCGCGCGGATGTTCCTTCGCGAACCCCAAATCCCATTTGATGTGCGTGGAGTCGAACGGCGCTCCTGGGACGGTACCTTCGGCCATGACCGACATCGGCGTCTGTTCGATGATGTAGAAGCCGCCATCGCGAAGGGACGCGCAATAGATCGACGATGTGACCGCGCCGCCGCCGCCGGAACCCACTTCCGTGAACGGCAGAAGATCGGGTGAATCGTCCGGCTCATAGCCGAACAGGATTGGCAAATCCTTGTACCTGCGAACCTTCCGCCCGATATTGTCTGTGTCGGCCGTGAACTGGTTTCCGGTCAGCGTCGAGTTGCGCGCCGCGATGTCAACGAACGCCATCAGACTGCGCGGGAAAATCCAGTGGGTCGGCTTGTTCACCAGCCAATAAAGCTGATCGAGGTTGCCGAGCGAGAGCGCGGCGCCTCCGGCGGCGGCCGAGTTATGGATCAGATTGATACCAACCGTATTGCACCGGACTTGCATGCCATTCGGCGTGCGCGGGTTACTGCTGTTGTCCCCCTTGACGATATTCTGCGAGATGTATTGCGCGAGCGCGATGCTCTTGAGTTTTTCCTGCCGATATTTGTGATCTGGTCCGATGCGATCGATCATGGCGCGATCGACGAGGATGTATTCGTCGATGGGGAATGTGTCTTCCTCGCGCAGGTTGAAGGCGCCCGTAAGCTGGTTGCCAGCCTCGTTGAATCCACGGAACCCGACCGCAGGAAGCGCGCCGATGTCCATGAATGCGCGCTTGCCGTACTGCGCCGGCAGGGTCGGAGTGGCCGCCAACAGATCGGACGTTTCCACCATGTTTTCGACCATGGTGCGCGTCGGGTCTTTCTCCGCGAGATTTTTATAAAACTCGATGAGGCTGATCGGGGTCGAGATCGTCGGCGTGATGGAAACCATTTACCCCTCCTTTAGCGAGCGTTAGCGCGAGCGCGCAGTTGGTCTTGCGCAAAACGCCGCTGCTCAAAACTCATGTTGGCGTAGCCTGGGATGGTGCCGGCGTCGGCGGGCGGCTCACGATGCTGATGGGAAAAGCGGCCTTCGGAACCGAGATCGCGAGCCATCAGCCTCTCGACGCCTTCGACGTGCTTGACGGTCTTCATCGTTGCCGCCCAGTGCTTGCCGATGTCTTCACCGAGCGTTGCAACCAACCAAGTGTCGGCGGCGGTCTTGCGCTGCGGGCCGTTGACCCCGAGATTTTTCACTTCGTTGGCTTCAAACGCCGCAAGCGACTGCTGGAAGGCAAGCTGGCCGGAAGCGTGCAGCCCGACGAGTTCCTTGAAAGCGTCCTTGCTCAAACCATGCTTGAGCGCAAAAGCTTTGGCGTGCGGCAGAAGCGGGTCATCGGGTTTGAGTTGGAATTCCATGCCCTGCGGCGCTTTGAAGTCGGCTGGCAATTCGAATGGGTATTCTTCCAGCGTCTTCGGTAGCGTTAGCTTTCTCGATTCCTCGGCGGCCCTGAACGCGACGTGCTCGCGGACGAACGTCTCTTCGTCGGCTGCGCTCTTGACCGTTTCCGGGAACCATCCCGGCCGCTTGTATTCGGCGGCAGCAGGAGCGGCGTCGGGCGCTGGCGCGCTGGGCGCTGGCGCGCCGCTAGCCGGCGTTGCCGGTGTCGTCGGGGAACTCGGCGCGGAGGCGCTCGGAGATGCTGGCGCGCTTGGAGACGGCGGCGGGCTCGCGGGGGCGGAAGACGACGGGGCGGGCGCTGGGCTTGTCGGTTGGGTCGGCGCGTCCATGACTTTCGTCAATTCCTTTAGCCATTAGGTCCATCAATTCGCGGGCGAACTTGCGCCGCGCAAAATTTGCTCTCAACGTCCCGTCAGAGGGGTCGGCATCGCTCGGAAACCCGAGCGCGGTCTTGTGCAATCCGCAATAAAAGGCATATCCGGCGGGCGTTCGCGCGATGGCGTCGAGTGCTTTGGCCACGTCGTCGTCGGAGATCGAAAGATCGGCCATCATGCCGCTGCGGCCGGAGCACCGGCCCCTTCCGGAACGGGGGCACCGGCTCGTTGCCGAAGCCCGCCTTGGCCAACGAGTTGCTGAATATGCCCAAGGGCTGTCGCCACATCTTTTTCCGATCGCTCCTTGAGCAGTCCCGAGGTGCGCATCTTATCGATGATCGCTTTCATCGTGGCCTTGCCATCGATCCAGACGCGCCATTCCTCAGGGAACATCTGGCTCAAGGCTTGTGCGCACTGGAACGCGGTCGCGATTTCTTGCTGTTCGGCGGCCCTTTGCGCCGGGTTGTACGGCAGCGTGGCGATGGCGCGGCCTTCTTTGTCTTCGAGCTTTTGGATCGCGCCGGATTTCGTCAGTAGATATTTGAACCGCAGGAAGATAGCGCGCGGCCCCTCGCGCCAGAACGGTTGACCTGGTGTCCCGATGCGGCGTTGGGCGCGTGCGAGTTCGTCGAGCCATTGGCCGAGCGTCGGCGGCGTGTCGCCGCTCTGCTCGGGATGATCGATATAGAAGATTTTGCGAAGCCGATGCTCCTTGCGATCGAGGTCCCCAAGTTCGGGATCGACCGGCGGCTGGTCATAGATGCGCTTGATGGCATTCTCCGAGCCCGGCCGAACTGCATACGCTTCGCCTGGCTCGAACCCATCCGGGGGAATGTTGGCAAAACTATCGTCCGGATACGAAAGCGGGCTGTTGCTGTAGCGCTCGATCGCTTCCGGGATTTGCCGTTCCCATTCGTCGCATTGGCGCACCGTGGGGAGGCCCTGCATCAGCGGCCCGACCGCCCATGGCCAGTCGGCGGTGGCCTTGAAGCGCATGAAGATGAAGGGACAACTTCCCTCACCGACCAGTTCATCCTGATGGATGAGCTTGTCGCCGACCAACACGGTGTATTGGTAAACGACATTGTCGTTATCCCACAGGCGCCAATAGCCCCAGGTTATTTCGGTGAATTTGTCCCCCTTGGATTCGTCGAGGGCTTTCGCCACATCGGGGCATTCCTTGTCGAGCTTGGCGGAAAGGGCTGCGCCTAGGACGCTGCGGACGTAGCAATTGCGCACGTAGCGGACGACAAATTTGTCGTCGATCTCGCCATCGGGGCCGAGATTGACCTCGATGTTCTCCATCGGGACGGCCATCGCCTTGATCGGCTCGTAGCCGCGAGGCTGATCGATCCAGAGGCCGCAGCCGGCGATGGCGAGATCGGGGGTCGCCATCATCGGGATGACGGCGTAGAGATTCGAGGCTTTCATCGCATCGAAGATCGTGCGGTCGTCCTTATCGACTTGGTCCTTGACGCCATCGAACGCTTCCTTGGGGACGCCGATGCCGGGACCGCGCTCGCACCATTTCTGCTCGGGCGGCATGAATGTATTGAACAACTCGGTGACGAAGTCATCGACCAGGATCGAAGGGGTATCCGTGTGAAGCTCGTCGGCGTCGAGGATAGGCCCCATCGCCGGCGCCGCGCCCGAGACCAATACCCGCCGCCGGGTCGGACAAGCGTAGAAATAGCATTCGCGATATTCCCTGATCCGATAGGTCTTCTGCCGCTTCGCCAGCTTGAGGCGGTCGTTGGCTTCCTGTTCGATCTCGCTCGACGCCATCGCCTAGGCGACCTTCTTGCCATAGGTCGGGGTCGCCGTAAGTGGCGCGGTCCCCGGCGCGCCGGGGCTTTGGGCAGCGGTGAGTTGCGCGCCGTAACGGGCGAGCAGCGAGGCCGTATCGCCGCGCAATTGCTGTTGGATTGCCTCGATGTCCTGCTGCTGGCCTTGCGCCATCAACGGCGCCAGCATCGGGTCAATCTGCGGCTGATTATATTTTGGGGCGCCCATCATTGGCCTCGACGAGCGGGATACCCCCGCACGCGAGGCAATCTAGGTAGAACCCGGAAACGCTCAACGTCCTGCCGGGAACACCGACGAGGCGGCGAACCGTGGGCACGCAATATCCGAGGAGCGGCAGGGACCCCTGGGTCACGACCGGATTAGGGCGGCGCCGGACGCTGATGACAGCCGCATCCCGAATCCGCGAGGAGATCATCGCGAGCGCCGGATCGCCTTCCGCGGCAACGATGATGTCCGTTCCGCGGAAATGTGGGTCAAAAAACACCCAAACGTGCAGGAATGGGACGTAGGCATAGGCCGAGACGTGCTTGAACTCGCCCCAAGCGAGCCAATTGACCCATCGCCGAGAAGAAAGCTCACGTGAAAACACGACCTGCCAGCATTGTGGTTGCACCACTAGCGGGCCGGTGATGGCGGCGATCATGCGTGCTTCGCGAGAGTAACCTTGACTTTTTTCTTCTGTTGTTCTGATCGGCTGTCCAAGGTTCGGTTCAAAAATCTATATCTAGCCAGATTTCCCTTTGATCTGATCAGCACTCCTTTCGGAGCATTAAGGTCCGTCATGGCTTTGGACAATTGGAGTTCCCGAGGTATCTTTTTCATCCGGCGCTCCTCACCAGCGGCAAGTTTTCGTAAGTCGCACTTCTCCAGCAACTCGGTGCCAGTGGCCACGATGCACGACCAATCGGTTTCTACCATCCCACGTTCCTCCGCATCGTCTTCGGCCGGAAAGCCCTGACGGGTTTGAGGTTTCCGACCGGCTCCAACCCGATCATCCGGCGGCCCTCGCCCATGGTCAACACGAGGTATTGCAGGCAGTCGCATATGTGGGTGTGGGGGGTGTCCGCTGGCTCGGTGCGGGTGCCATCCGAATTGGCCTTCTTCTCGTAGCAGTAGCGGCCTTCGCAGCCAACGACGAGCGTGCGGCAGATCGGGCTGATTAGCAACCGCGGCTTGCCGTCGTACATCTCGCGTCCAAGATGTTCGACTACCTCAATCCTGGTTTGCAGCAGATTCTGTTTGATCGGCGCGGGTTGAACTTTCATCCCGAGCGATTCCCAGACTTCGTAGGCAGAGCGATCATCTGTCTGCGTTTTGTCCTGACCTTTCGGGTCGCCGCAGAAGCGGACATTGAAACCGGGATATTTTTGGGTGAGATATGCCTTGACGATCGGCGCAAACGTCACTGCGCCCATGTTGTATCGCTGTAATTCGTCAAGAATTACCACGCGATTGTTGATGAATTGGCCGATCAGCGCCGCGGGCTTACGCCCGAAGTCCAAGGACACCCACAGATCGTGGCCCTTGACGGGCTCGATCACCCGTAAAGCCACGTAGGTCTCGCGCTTGAACCACGGCCACACCGGATCGCCATCGATGACCAGCGCGATTTGGTTGAGGACCCGCGACTTGATCCACGGCAGCGACTTGCCGCGGATCATCTTGAG